GACGGCGGTAATCTCGGCTACGCAATGGCTGATGCTGTGAAGGTGATTGATGGGGCTATTGCGGCGTTTGGTGCGAAGCTTGATGAAAATGGTCTTCTTCCATGCCCGCTCTGCGGAGGAGGCGCTGAGTTTGATTATGATGACGATAATCTCAACTGGATATCTTGCAGCGCTTGTGGAATTTCGACCGATACCGTATATCACACAGACATAGATGCGAGAGATAAGTTGCGTGAGGTATGGAACCGCCGCACCGCCATGCTTCAGGCCGAACCTGTAAGTAATAGTGATGAGTTACCGCTGGACTATCTGCAAGGACACAAAGACGGACTGGAGTGGGCTGCACAATTGGCAGAAGCCAATCATCCGCAAACAGGTGACTGGTTGTACGACGACCCAATCGAGCTTGCCAGAGCGATTCGAAAAGGTCCTGATATACCTGAATTTAAGTCAGTATCTGTTGATGAGGATGATAACTTCTACTCGTGGTTTGGCAGGTTCTGGTATGAAAATTATCAGAAAAATAATTATACAACATCTGCAAAACAGATGCTTGGTACGATGGCTGAATTTGCCTATAGGGCAGGTAGAGAGTCGGCAGCGCTGGCTGCCAACTCTCCGGTAACTCCGGATGATTGGCAATTAGTTCCGAAGGAGCCTACAGAAGCGATGAATAAAGCTGGCTGGGCTGCAATTAACGAACATGATGCAATTAACCCGACGTATAGAGCCATGCTCGCAGCAGCACCGCAGCAGGATGTGAAGTGACGAACAAGCTGACAATAATCCGCATAGATATAAATCAAGGCCCTTAGGGGCCTCTTATTCTATGATAAATGGACTTTGTTTGAGAGTGACATCATGAAGCCGAAGAAGCTAAATGCCGATCAGCAATACAAATTAGACCTTGAGTTAGTCAAGAAGAAACCCGCTAACCGGGCCGAGGCAAAAGCCCATTTGGCGGCACAGTTACGGATTAGCAAGCACAAGGCACAGTCATCTTCAAAAATCCGCATTGGAAGTTTCAGGGGAAGAAAGAAGGTGCATTTCAGTAAGGCGGAAGAAGAGGCTAGGGCAGCGCTAAATAAAGCAAATGCCATTAGATTTTCAGAAGGGGAGGTCGAGTCCGTCGATACGGATCGAATCTCAGAAAGTAACAAACGCTGGCGCGGGAGAACTGCTGACTAATGTCTGACTGGAATATTGCTGCAAAGCCGCAGGAAGAGCGCGATAAGGTTAACGTTGACCTGGCAGCCTCCGGAGTGGCGTACAAAGAGCGTATGAACATGCCGGTTATCGCTGAGCAGGTGGCCCGCGAGCAGCCAGAGAATCTTCGCGAATACTTCATGGAGCGCGTTCATTACTACCGCGAGCAGAGCCTGACGCTGCCGAAAGCATCCGATTCGCGCTATCTGGATATGGCTGCGCAGAATGAGAAGAAGTAATGGGCTGTCTCATTGTAAGCGGCATCAAGTTTTACGTTCTGGCAGAAGGTGAGTCATATCCGGATCCGCATGCTGATAACCGGTATGTCGGCGCATATGCCGTATTCCCGTTCGAGGGAAAATGGGTAGCTCAGAAGTATTTCAGGGGAGGGCGCTGGAGTGATATCACCGAACGCCGATTCAACACTGAAAGCGAGGCATTCAACTTCACATACGAATACGCGCTTACCCCGGAAAATCGCTTTAAATATTAACCCGAATCGGCGAGTTTTTTATTGCATTGATTTTCCATTATCAACTGTACATAATGTCAGTGTCAGTCTGAGCAACTGACAACCTTATGCGCCACGGAGAGCACCATGGCGCACGAACTACAACTAATCAAGCAGTCTTCAGGAATCCTGATCCCCGCCACGCCGGAGACCAGTGATATTCTGCAATCAAAATTCAAGCTCGGTGCCGTGCTGGTGGCTGAGTTCAGGCAGGTGAGGAATCCCGCATTCCATCGCCGCTTCTTCGCGTTACTCAATCTCGGTTTCGAATACTGGGAACCTACTGGCGGAGCAATCTCCTCCAACGAACGCAAGCTGGTAACCGGCTATGCCAAGTTTCTTGCCTCATTCGCGGGAAGTGAAGCCGCACTCCTGGATGCTGCCGAGCAATATCTGGACCGTATCGCCGATAAACGCGCCGGTAGTATCAGCATCTGCAAATCCTATGACGCATACCGCGCATGGGTGATCGTCGAATCCGGCCACTACGACGCCATACAGCTTCCCGACGGCACCCTTCGCAAACACCCCCGCAGCATCGCCTTCGCCAACATGGACGAAACCGAGTTCCAGCAGCTGTACAAAGCCGCGCTCGATGTTCTGTGGCGCTGGGTATTGTCCCGGGCATTTAAAGACCAACGTGAAGCGGAAAACGCCGCATCGCAGCTCATGAGCTTTGCGGGATGATGGCGATGAAAACAAGTTGGTTCCACCATCACGAATGCACAACCGATCAGGCCGACGAGCTGGTGGCCAGTTACCGTCGTCGTGGCGCCACGGTAGAACGTAGCCTGAATCGCGACAACATCACCTGGACCGTCAGCGTGCAGCTGCCGGAAAGCGAGAAAGCGCCGCGCCCTAGCCAGGTATGGCAAAGCAAGGCGTGGGGGTGAGTATGGCTAAGCTACCGCGCCGTAAGTGCGCCAACAAAGAATGTCGCCAGTGGTTCCACCCGGTGCGTGACACGCAGACCGTCTGCGGTTATGAGTGTGCCACTGCCGTCGGCAAAGAGCAGACCAGAAAAGCCCGGGAGGATGCACGGCGCAAGGAGTCCGCCAAACAGCGCGCCACTGAGAAGAAAGAGCGAGCCGCCTGGCGCCAGCGTAAAGCTGCAGTTAAGCCGCTGAAGCACTGGGAAGATTTAACGCAGCGTGTCGTCAATGACTACATCCGCGAGCGTGATGCCGATCTGCCATGCATTAGCTGCGGGACGTTCGAAACCGTCCAGTGGGAAGCCGGTCACTACCGATCACGCGGTAAGGCATCACATCTCCGCTATCACGAAGACAATATCAGTAAACAGTGCCACCACTGTAACGTGCAGTTGTCGGGCAATCAGCAGCAGTACCGCCTTGGCCTTATCGAGAAAATAGGGCCTGAGCGCGTCGAGGCACTCGAAAACAATAACGTCCCACACCGATACACCATCGAAGAACTCGAAACCATTAGGAAGCACTACAGCGCGCTTCGCTGTGGATTAATTAAGAGCAGGGAGGCTGCATGACATTTGAATCCTATTTTGCCGATCACCTCCGCGTTCGTTGGCAACGATTGCGCTTATATCACTTTCCCGGCTCTGTACTGACGGACTACCGAATACTGAAGAACTACATCAAAACCATAGGCGGTGCTGTATGAACACTCAATTTCTCGAATACGTGCGCCAGCAACTGATAGTGGCCACCGCCGATCTGAGTGGTGCGACAAAAGGGCAGTTGATGGCGTGGCTTGAAAACGCGCAGTTCGATACGGGAACGTTTAAACGTAAAAAGCCTCGAGTGCTGGATGAAGTGACCGGGGAAATGATTACGCTGGATAACCCGCCAATACCGGGCAAGCAGTCGCATGCCAAGGGCTCACATATTCCGCTGGTGCAGCCGGTTGAATACTCCACTGCATCGTGGCGCCGTGCGCTGATGACGCTCGAAGAACACCAGAAGGCCTGGCTGCTATGGAACTACAGCGAGAATGTACGCTGGGATAATCAGGTGCTGATTACTCAGTGGGGTTGGCAACAGTTCAGCCAGCAACTGGCCGGGAAGAGGGTGGCGAAGAAGACTATCGACCGGTTGCGTCAGTTGATATGGCTGGCGGCGCAAGATGTGAAGAAGGGTATTCGTGGTGGCGATCAATATAGCGGCATTGAGCTTGCGGAACTGACTGGAGTAGAAGAGAAAAACTGGTACAAGACATTTGGTGACCAATGGCAAACTATGCAGACGGTTTTTGAGTCGCTTGATAGAGATGCTTTGCTCACAGTTTCTCGATCACGTTCACAACAAAAGGCGACTAATTTCGAACAAACTATTGCTAAAGTAGAGAAAATAGCGCATATTTGAGTTTAATTTGATATTGTGCCAATGTTGTGTTCAGGGGTGGCAATTCAATTGCCGTTGAAGAAAATATGGCGCTTGAGTTAACCCGTTATTACTCGGATAAGCGAACCAGCCAGATGCGGGGTTTTGATTTTCCCCGCTGTAGATTCTTACTGGCTTAAGGTGATGCAAAAGCACGTATTGCATCATAATAATGTGCATAACGATTGAAAAATGGTGGATACATGCGTAATATGCCGCGCCATTGAAGGGACACTTCAATCCTAATTTGAATGAAAAAAAGTAGCGCCAACCTCTTGTCAGCATCCAACTATTTATGTAGGTTGGATTTGTAGAGCAAATCAAGGCCCTGCTAAGGATATTTAATTTGAACAAAATTCAGCCTACTGTCGTGTATACGATGACTTTTTTTATCATCCCTGCTTGGGGATTTTGGCTGCTTTCGCTCGTTAAATAATCAAACAGACGTATCCGTTCTGTTTTCTAAAGCTTTTCATCTCCTTATACAGCTAAAATACCCTCGGATTCGACTTGCGGCCGCATGTCGGTATTTTTGCTATGTATAAGGAATAATTTATAGAAGCCTCTGAAAACTCTGCTTCCGGAGTAAAAGTCTGGATACTGACCTTTATGGTTGGTTTACTGATGGCGATCGTATCGTTTTTTGCGGTTAGAATTGTCGACACTGTCGATGAATCTGAAGCCAACGTTCAGACTCTCAAAGAAGTACAGGCATCCCAAGGCGAAGTGATTAAAGGTCTTCAGCGTGACCGAGACAGAGCCGAGAAAGAACTTGAAAGGTTGCGAGACCAAGTAGAGAGCCTGAAAGAAGATAACGCTCTATTAAAAGCGAAGAAAGGCATCCGAACTTCGTACATTCACAAGCCACCTAAGGGTGGCTTTTTTTGTTTCTGGAGGGTAAGAAAATGCACCAGTAAGCGGATAGACCGCAGCCGATAGGCAATGTAGCAGTCATGATGCTGCCCAGAGTCGCCTATGAGCGAGCCTGTGTAGTGATGGGTCAAGGTTCTTATATCAAAACAAACTCCGGTAAAGCAGCGCGAACGCCAGACGCGCACCGGTCATAAGCGGCGATGACGCGACAGATACTCGAGGGCACGAGCGCAGCCACTGCGAGAGTGTGGATAATAATTTATAGCCTCGCTTATGCGGGGCTTTTCTATTTCAGGCTCACGGGAATCATCCGCTACGTGCTTTGTTGATAAATTCAGCCCGTGAAGCCTGACCCTCTACACACGGAATAACTATGTCTGAGCCAATCACAATTGCCAGTGGGGTGACCTCCGCTACGGTAGGGATCACTTTCGCCACTATGTTCCCGGAGGCGACGCCTGGCGTAATGTTATGTGCGCTTGCCGGGGCGGCAATGTATGTGCTGACCTCAGAGCCTCATCAACTCTGGAAGCAGATGCTCTTCGCGGTCATCTCATTCATGGGGGGCGTGTTCTTCTCCGTTCCCATGGCAAAGATACTCGCCGGGGTAATCAACACAGCCCTCGGGTTGTTGCAGCCGCCAGTCAGTATCGAAGTTTCACCGAATGTCGGTGCGCTGGTATCCGCTTCCATTTCCGTCGCAGTCCTGCTTCGAATCGTCGCCAAATCACGGCGCGGCAAGATGCCCGGGCTGGAGGAGGAAGGGAAATGACATGGCATTCCGTCATCCTGGACGCAAACGCGATCATCTGTATGGCGATCGTGGTGCGCCTGATGTTCTTCAGTAAAGCCGGGAAGACACACCGACCCAGTTATGCGTGGATGGCTTACCTGCTGATTCTGGCGGCTGGCTTCACCGCTTTCCGTATTCTTCTCGGGCGTTACAGTAACGTTGACCCGGGTGAGTTATTCCTCAACCTGGCCATATGTATTGCTGTCTGGCGTGCCAAAGGCAATCTGGCAAAAGTCGTAAGGGCTGAATGATGACCAAAGACGATATCTTCAACAGCATTCTCGGCAAAGAGGGTGGCTACGTTAATCACCCGAACGATAAGGGCGGCCCGACAAACTGGGGCATCACTCAGGCAACGGCACGCGCCCATGGCTATACCGGTGATATGCGTAACCTGACACGGCAGCAAGCTCTCGAAATACTCGAGGCTGATTACTGGTATGGTCCACGCTTCGACCAGGTAGCTACCGTGTCGCCGGTCATCGCTGCCGAACTGTGCGACACCGGCGTGAATATGGGGCCATCAGTGCAGGTGAAATGGTTCCAGCGTTGGCTGAATGTCTTCAATAACCAGCAGCAGCTCTATCCCGATCTGATCGCCGATGGCCAGATTGGCCCGCGAAGTATCAGCGCCCTTAAATCCTTTCTGGCGAAACGCGGAAGTGAAGGGGAATCCGTATTGCTCCGCGGACTGAACTGCAGCCAAGGTCAACGATATCTCGAACTGGCAGAACAGCGCCCGGCTAACGAGTCATTTGTGTATGGCTGGGTACGGGAGCGCGTGAGTCTATGACGAAACTGAAAGCTATTCTGGCTTCTATCGGCTTCGCAATCATTATGGTGCTCGGCGCTTTTGGCCTGGGCAGCATGCGTGGTCGCGAAAAGGCTGAAGCCAAATCGGATAAACAGCGTACCGATGATAACGCCACAGCCACCAAAGCAGCCGCAGAACGTCGCGTCGAAGCAACCAGAGAGGCCAGCAATGTACAGCAGACTGTTAGCCATATGCCTGATGACGATGTTGATCGGGAGCTGCGCGCAAACTGGACCCGCAAAGGTTGAGGTCATCGATACAGGATGTGACTGGGTGAGCGCGATTCGCCTTACTGAGCACGACATCGAAGTGATGGACCGCCAGACGAAGCGCGACATCCTGGCGCATAACAAATCGTGGCAGGCGAACTGCAAACAACCAACCGATAGCAGTTTATTAACTCGGTGATTAAGTGCTAAGTTGTGGCTATTTTAGATTAAAAAATAATCAATCGTGGTATGATAGACCTCATTCTTAGAGGGGTTAAAAATATGTCATTCTTCGATTACGCACTTAAACGCGTTGAAGCGGCGACCAAAACAACAGTGGCTTGCCCGATATGCGGCCATAACTCGAACCACCCGTCCACAAAAGTACGGCAAGAACTACCGTTGCTCTGCCCTCAATGCAAATCACTGTTTGTCATTCACAGATAACATGCGACCTGCTGAATATAACCGCCTACGGGCGGTTTTTTATTGCCATCACCATGGGCAGAACTATCGTAATGGCAATATTGAGCATCGTTACCAACTTTTCATTGTTGCTGTGTATCTATAATCTCAGACGTGCTCTTATCGATTTCTTGTAAAATATGCTCAACCTGGTTATTGAACCCCTTGAATTTAATGACACGCTTAGTGATTTTTCTTCCCTCACCATTGAGCCCAAGTGACACTTTCTCAGTTGAAGCTTTTGCGCCTAATTCAGCCGATGCGGAGCCATCATAGAACTCTTCAATTTCAACTTCTTCAGCCGCGAGAATTCTTCTTGCTATAGCGAGTTCTTGTTGGACTTTTGCCTGAGATTGAAAAACTAACGACTGAAGTTCCGCCTTTTGGGCTTCATCAGATAGTTGGGCTGAAGTCTGTGCGCTATCAGTCGATTTTTTACTAAAGGCTTCAATAGCCTTTCGTGCCGCTAATTCAATAACTAAACCGGTAGCTCCGCCATAAAGTCCTAACATCAGTTTTACCCTGTAGAGTGTGGTTGATTGAGGTATCGGCAAAGTGATTAGATAACTTAACTCTAATCGAATGATTTTTTCACTTTATTTTCAGTCGTCACAATCTCTAAAAAGGAATGTCTAATGAGCAAGCCGGACTGGGAGGCTATCGAATCGGCTTACCGGGCCGGAGTGATGTCCCTCCGTGAGATTGCATCGCAGAACGGCATCAGCGAAGGCGCTATCCGTAAGCGTGCCAAACGTGATGAATGGTCTCGTGACCTCAATGCGAAGGTGAAAGAGCGTGCAGACGATCTGGTACGCAAAGCCGAGGTACGCAAACAGGTACGCAGCGAAACGGTACTTTCTGAGCGCGTACTAATCGAGGCCACTGCCGAGGTGATTGCTACGGTGCGCATGGAGCATCGCGGTGACATACGGCGAGCCAGGGAGATCACCAATGCTCTGTTTGATGAGTTGGGCGCTGAGTGTGCGGACGTAGCTTCTCTTCGTAAGCTGGGCGAGCTGATGCTTGAGCCGGACGAGAATGGACGCGATAAGCTCAACGAGATTTACCACTCAATTATCAGCATGCCGGAACGAGTCAAAGCAGTGAAAGCGTTGAGTGATGCGATGAAAAACCTTGTCGGCCTTGAGCGCCAGGCATATGACATTGGCGAGAAAGAGCCTGCTAAGGACGTCACTCACAACGTAATGCTGGTACCAACCAGCGACAATGTGGATAGCTGGGAAGCAGCAGCACAGAAGCAACAGAACGAGGTTCTTGGTGGATGAATTACAAAGCCGTCTGGAAACCTTTGCCGGGATCGCAGTCGCTCTCCCTGAGTTGCCCATGCAACGAAATACTCTACGAGGGGACGCGCGGACCGGGTAAAACTGCCGCGCAGCTGGCGCGCTTTCGTCGCCTGGTTGGTCTGGGCTACGGCTCGTTCTGGCGTGGCGTGATATTCGATACCGAGTATAAAAACCTCACCGACATCATCACCCAGTCAAAGCGTATGTATCGCCTGTTCAACGACGGTGCCCGATATCTGGCCTCAGCATCTGAGCTGCGCTGGGTGTGGCCGACTGGTGAGGAGCTGCTGTTCCGCTTCGGGAAAGAAGAGGGCGACTACTGGGATTACCACGGCCAGGAGTTCCCGTTTATCGGGTTTAACGAGCTGACCAAGCAGCAGTCGGGTGAGTTCTACGAGATGATGTTCTCCTGCCGGCGATCATCTTTTCGGCCCGAGAACTACCCGAGGGATGATGGCTCACTGCTGAAGCCGATTCCACTGGAGACATTCAGCACCACAAACCCGTTTGGCATCGGCCACACATGGGTTAAGAAGCGCTTCATTGAGCCTGCGCCGCGCGGCACCATCATTCGCGAAACGCAGAAGGTGTTTAACCCTCAGACCGAGCGAGAAGAGGACGTGACGCTGACGCGTGTCGCTATCCACGGTTCGTTCAAAGAGAACCCGTATCTGGATCCGCAGTACATCGCGACGCTGATGGCAATCAAAGACCCTAACCGGCGCAAAGCCTGGGTAGAGGGTTCATGGGATGTCACCAGCGGTGGTCGCTTTGACCATCTGTGGAATGCCTCGCATCACGTGATTAAGCCGTTCCGCATTCCCGATAGCTGGACGGTTGACCGCTCTCATGACTGGGGAGAATCGAAGCCGTTCTCCAACCTCTGGTGGGCGCGGGCTGACGGCACCACCGCCGAGCTGCCTGATGGTCGCCAGTTCTGCCCGCCTGCCGGGTCGTTGATCCTCATTGGCGAGTGGTACGGCTGCCCGCCTGATGAGCTGAACAAAGGGCTGAATATGTCATCCACCAACGTTGCTAAGGGCGTGGCGTGGATTGATAAGCGTCTGGTGGGAGAGGAGCTTGCTGAGCCTGAGGAGATAAAACTCAACGGGGTGACGCAGGGGCAGCTGAACATCATGCCCGGTATCTGCAAGAAGGTTGTTCCCGGACCTGCTGACGGGGCTATCTACAACACCGGTGATGACGAATTATCTATTGCCCAGAAAATGGAATCCCAGGGCGTTAAATGGGTGCCATCCAACAAGAAGCCGGGTTCACGCGTGAACGGCGCGGCACTGTTTGCTGACATGCTGGAGGCCGTCATTGAGGGCAAGAAGCTGGAATCAGGTATGCCAGAGAAACCAGCATTCTACGTGTTTGACTACTGCCGGGGCTGGATTAGCCGTGTTCCGGTTCTCGTTCGCGACAGTAAGAACCCTGACGATGTAGACACACAGCAGGAAGATCACGATTGGGATGGCACGCGCTATGCCGCCCTACATTCACCGCCGAAGAAAGTCGGCAAAGTCACCAGCCTGAGGCTCTAAACCCATGCCTGATATTTCAACCCCCAATCTGGACTATGGGAACATGGTGCAGGCGTGGGACATCAACGACGCCCTGATGGGCGGCACGCTGTACATGCGCCAGCTTGGTGAGGCTTATCTGCCGCGCTGGCCAAAAGAGGACAAAGAGGATTACAAAAAGCGCCTGGCTGTGGCCACGCTTCTTCCTGCCTACGAAGAGACCATCAACCAGAACGTTGGCCGCGTATTCGCTGAGCCGATCCAACTGGGCGAGAACGTCCCGGATGCGCTGCGCGAATTTGCGAGGAACGTGGATCTTGAAGGCAGTCGCCTCGATGTATGGGCACAGGCGTTCTTCAGCCTGGCGATGCAGTACGGTCTGTCCCACGCGCTGGTGGACTACCCCCGGGTCGATGCCGAGCAGGTAAAGACCAAGGCTGATGAAAAGGCCACCGGAGCGCGTCCCTATGTGACGATGCTGAATCCCCGCCAGGTGATCGGCTGGAAGTCTAAAATGGTGGACGGCAAAGTGGTGCTGACTGCGCTGCGTATCAAAGAGGTTGTGGTCGAAGACGGCGACGACTTCGGGCAGACCAAGGTCGAGCAAATACGGTACCTGACACCTGGAAAGGTGGAAATTTACCGCAAGGCCAAGGATGCTGACGGTGCCGCGAACTGGGCGCTATTCGAGGGGTGGCAGACATCCCGCCAGGATATCACTCTGGTCACGCTCTACACCAAACGCACCGGGTTTATGTGTGGTTCACCACCGCTTCTCAACATGGCTCTGCTGAATATCAAGCACTGGCAGAGTCAAAGCGAGCAGGACAACATCCTGCACGTCGCCAGAGTGCCGTTGCTCACGGTGTTCGGGCTGGAGGAGGGGCAAGAACTTGTGATTGGCTCATCTTCTGCCACTTCATTCTCCGATCGGCAAAGGCAGGGTCTGGAATACGTCGAGCACACAGGTTCCTCCATCGGTGCCGGCAAAGAGTCGCTGGCAGAGCTGGTGGAGCAGATGCGACAGGCGGGTGCGAAGCTGTTGCGCACCGAAAACACCTCTACCAAATCGGTAGACCAGACCTCAGAAGAGAAAATGCAGGAGCAGTCACCGCTCTATACCATGGCGACAAGCCTGGAAGATGCGATCGACAACATCCTGCAAATTATGGCTGAGTACATCGGGGAATCTGAGGGGGGGAACGTCGATGTCCGCACCGAGCTGGATGTCGAGTCGAAAGAGTTCAATCCTCCTGCTGCACTGGCCATTCAGTCGCTACGCCAGGGCGGTGATATCCGTCGCGTGGACGCCATCAAGTCTCTGCAGAAGCTGAACATCATCGATGCCGATGCGGATCCAGATGTGGTGCTGAGCGAACTGCTGGCTGAGTCGGCTTCACTGACAGAACCACCGCCTGGCGAGGTGTGATATGGCCCGTTCAGTTAATGATCGCCTGCAGGATGAGACGATAGCGCACGGGCTGTACGTGAACCGCTACGGCACGGGCGTCGCCCGGCGCATGGTGGCATTGCTAAACAGGCTTGATGCTGACCTGGCAGCCAAACTACTGGTGCTGCTGGACGGTAAGCGAGCTGACACGTACAGCGCCCGCCGCCTGGCGTCATTGCTGGTGGGTGTGCGTGACCTCAACCAGCAGGCCTATGAACCGGTTAATACTGCGCTGGCGCGCGAACTGACGCGCTACGTTGAGTATGAAGCCGGGTATCAACTGGACCTGTTCAGCAGCATCATACCCAAGCAGATTCTCCAGCATGCTCCGCTCCAGAGCATCGCACCCGAGCAGGTTTACGCTGCGGCAGTGGCGCAGCCCTTCCAGGGGCGATTGCTGAAGGAGTGGGGTCAGAAGCTAGAATCGGATCGACTGGACAAAATCACTAACGCTGTGCGTTCTGGGTATCTCCAAGGCGAAACGGTAGAGCAGATTGTTAAACGTGTGGCTGGTACGCCGAAACTCAACCGTGAAGATGGGGTGATTAACGCCTCCCGGCGTGACCTTGCCGTGGTGACCCGCACTGCGGTGAACCATATGGCCGCAACAGCACGCCAGGAGTTCGCTCAGGCTAATAGCGACATCGTGAAGGCCAAGCAGTGGTCATCAACGCTCGACACCCATACGAGCCAGTGGTGCATCATTCGCGACCGAAAACTCTACACGCTCGACGGCAAGCCGCTGGGGCATGTGGTCCCGTATCTACGCGGACCCGGCAAAATCCACTTCTGCTGTCGGTCCGGTGAAATCCTCATTACGAAATCGTGGGAGGAGTTGCAGATACCGCCTGACGAAATGAGCAGCGCTACACGTGCCTCGATGGACGGGCAGGTACCAGCGCATACCAGTTATGCCGACTGGCTTGCGCGGCAGCCATACGTGCGGCAGGAGCAGGTGCTGGGCGTTACCCGCGCCATGATGCTGCGTGACGGCAAAATCACGGTACCGGAGATGTTTAACGATGCCGGGGAGTTCCTCACCCTGGATGAACTGCGCCGCGTGGATGCGTCGGCGTTTGAGGGTTAACCATGCAAAACGAGAAAGACAAAACTGTCACCCTGACTGAGGCTGAGCGCAAATTCATCATGATTGCGATGATTGCCTATGCCTTATCTGGTGAGCTGTCAGAAGAAGACGCAAAAATCGCAGAGCAAATAACCAATAAGCTCTGAGCATTACAAAATTCAACTCAAGGCTGCCTTCGGGTGGCCTTTTTTATGCCTGCCGCTGAGCGGATGCGACGCGGTGATCGGGTCGGATGACCTATTACCAATGGCCGGAAGGCTGGAGCAAAAACAATGAAACTGAAACTTGATGCTAACGGAAATGTGGTCGTTGAAAACGGTATGCCTGTGTACATCCATGATGACGGCAAAGAAATCCCGTTCGATGCGGTCGCAGCGATGACCAAAATCACCTCTCTGAATGGCGAGGCGAAAACTCACCGTGAAGCGAAGGAAGCGGCGGAAGCCAACCTCGCGAAATTCTCTGGCATCACCGACCCGGCCAAGGCGCTCGAAGCCCTGGAAATGATGACCAAAATCGACCAAAAAAAACTGATCGATGCTGGTGCGGTTGACCAGGTAAAGGCGGAGATCACCAAAGTTTTCCAACAGCAGCTGGACGAGGCGAACGGCAAGACCAAGCAGCTGGAAACTCAACTCTACGACGAGATGATCGGCGGCCGCTTCGGTGGCTCTAAGTACATTTCCGAGAAGATGGCGATCCCGACTGAGTTCGTGCGTTCCTACTTCGGTCAGAACTTCAAAATCGAAGAAGGGAAGGTTGTGGCCTACGACGGACAGGGCAATAAGGTGTTCTCACGCACCAAGCCCGGCGAGTTAGCCAGCTTTGATGAGGCCCTGGAGTCTCTGGTCGAGTCGCATCCGCAGAAAGATTACATCCTCAAAGCGTCCGGTAACAGCGGCGGCGGTTCTCACCAGTCGCAGCACCAGGCCGGGCAAAAAACCATGAAACGCGATGCGTTTGATTCCCTGGATAACGCTGGCAAGCAAGCAGCGCTGAAAGACGGCGTCAGCATCGTCGATTAAATCGAAAGGAGCCATAAATGGCAGGCAATACCCTTACTGGTCTGATCCCGACCATCTATACCGCGCTGGACGTAGTGTCCCGCGAGCAAACTGGTTTTATTCCTGCGGTGGCGCGTGACGCGAAAGCGGATGCTGCTGCAAAAGACCAGACCGTACGTGCGCCAGTCGCACCTGCAGCCACCACTGAAGATATTGTCCCTGGTCCTTCAGCGCCTAATTCTGGCGACCAGACCATCGGTGGTGTGGATGTCAAAATCACCAAATCCAAAATGGCCCCGGTGAAATGGAATGGTGAAGAGCAATTGGCTCTGGGCCCGGCTGGTACCTACAACACCATCCTGGCTGACCAGTTCAAGCAGGCTTTCCGTGCGCTGGCGAACGAAGTGGATGCGGATCTCGCTGCGCTGTACCTCAACTCCTCCCGCGCTGTTGGCGCGCCGAAGAATACCCCGTTCAGCATCAAAGACGATCTGACTGATGCTGCGTTGGCGCGTCAAATCCTGACCGATAACGGTGCGCCGACTACTGATTTGCGTATGGTGCTGGGTGGCGAAGCGATGGCATCCATCCGTGGTAAACAGGCTGTACTCTTCAAAGCGAACGAAGCGGGAACCGACCAACTGCTGCGTGAAGGTGTTATCGGTCGCATCATGGGCTTCAACCTCCACGAATCCTTCAGCATCAAGCGTACCGCGAAAAGCGCTGCTGCTGGCTATAAGGTCAATGGCGCGAAGAAAGAGGGCGATATCATCATCGCTATCTCTGCTGGCACCGGCGGTATTGCTGCAGGTACTGCGGTGAAGTTCGCCGGTGATGACAATCAGTATCTGGTCGTTGCGGCTACGTCTTCCACTATCACTATTAGCGCGCCGGGCCTCCGTCAGGATCTGGCAGATCAGGCTGATGTCACCGTGTTGAGCGAATTCGTACCGAACATGGCGTTTGACCGCGGGGCATTCCTGCTGGCCAGCCGTACCCCGGCGATGCCTGAAGGTGGCGATACTGCTGATGACGTCATGAATGTGACCGACCCGGTATCTGGCATCACCTTCCAGGTGGCGCTGTACCGCCAGTACCGTCAGGTGCGTTATGAAGTGGGTCTGGCATGGGGTGTGGCTGCTGTGGCGCCACGTCATTCCGCCATCATCATGGGTTAACCCAGGGGGCTTCGGCCCCTTTGTTTTTCAGGAGGCCCAATGGCCGGATTAACCAAAGAGCAGCGCGCTCAGCGTGAAGCGGAAAAGCTTGCAGCTCAGCAGGCCGCTGATAAAAATCCTGCCCAGCAGGAACAGCAGCAGGAACAGCAGCAGGAACAGCAGCAGGA